TGATGGATTACGCTAACTAGCAGATGGGAAAGATTTATTATGAAACACTGTAATTGCCAAACCTTTTCGGATTTTGTGGGATACCTACTGAGTCTCGTAAGGCATAGCTCAGACCCACAAACCGGATAATAATAAATCACTGCATGATAGTTAGTTTTGGATGTTTGTAAATTAACAAGGACTAGACAAGAGTAGCATAGTCTGCTTGAGCAATCAACAACCGAAAATTTGAAATTGTACTGCCAGTACCGGCCGTGGACCAAGTTAGCCGATCGCCAACCACAGCTCGCACCTTGAAAGTGCGAATGCCAATGGTGGAACCGGCGGTTGCTGCAATGCTAACCACCACTCCACCAGACACAGAGTCAGTGATTGGTAGTGAGCTTGCAGTTGTTAACCCAGTCCCAATTGTGATTGCAACGACCATGAATTCCCCAGGACTAATGAACTCTACAACAGTGTCACTAACTCGCTTGTAGGGCAAGAACCCTAAAATTGTGGTAGTGCCAGCAAAAGGACTTGCAAATGAAGTAGTGTCGTGCTCCATGGTTCCGCCGGTGGTGGGACCATCTGTAGGCCTCCGCAACTCAACGACGTAATCAACGTACAACTCTCCGGTAACAATGTTGGATCCATAAATGGAGCTCAAAAACATATTGCCGACATCGTACGTTTTTATGTCCAAGTTGTCAGGTAAAATACCTGCTCGAACAACTTTCCATGGTGCGTCTAGGGGTACGTTTAAATCATTGGACAACCAACAATTGACCTCACTATTAGGAATCGATTGAGCCTGTGAGGCCTTATTGGTCGGCGCTGTGTCAGCGGCATCATAATCAAATGACATCATGACAACACCACCAACACTTGTGGCACAAACAGATCGGTATTCAAACCGTAGCTTCTTGAACCGATATTCCTCATAGCGTCTTGCGACCTTGGAAAGCCATGGAAACGTTCCAGGTAATCCAGGGTTGACCGCAAAAGTATTGACGGTATAATTACCACTGCACTCAATTGGCGCCAAGAACGCACGATGTGCGATTTCAATGGTGCCGGATGGTTTTGAAACCATCTTAGGTGCGGTACCGGTGCGCTTGGTTGCAATAGCAACTGGAGCGGCACTTCGTTTTTCGTGTGATTGTTTGGCAGGCGTGCTGCCTCTCAACTTGTTCTTTGTCATTGTGAAATTTGTGTATTGGTTTTGTGATAAGGTATTATCATTGGCCCGTAGGAAGCCCTGGATACCCACTGGTATAGCCATTGCCGTGGCCAATCCCCCTTTCCAAAAATTCCTATGGAAAAACTTGAGGTCAGCGGCTTTTAAATTACCACCAACGGCATATTCAAAATCGTGCTCACGACAAGTCTCATCAAGAGAATCAATGGAATCAACAGTGGGAATGACACTGGCCTGCCAGCGGCCATTGGACCAATAAGGGCCACAAAAATTTCCGTACATTA